AGGTGCAAACTTCAAGTTGAAGATTGTGAAGAAGGATGGTTACTGGAACTATGACAAGTCAGAGTTCGATAAAGTATCCCCACTTCTTGATGATGAGGATGCATTAGAAGCACTATGGAAGAAGCAGTATTCACTTGTTGCTCTTACTGCTGCTGATCAGTTTAAATCTTATGATGATCTTCAAAAACGTTTGAAGTATGTTCTTGGACAAAAACCTAATCGTCGTGTAGATGAAGAGGTATTTGATGAGGATAACAATCGTGGATCAGTCTCTGCTGATTATCCAACATCCAAACCAGACTTTGCTAGTCGTAGAGCAGAAAAAACAGTAACTGCTGCTGTCTCTTCTTCTAGTTCTGACGAAGATGATGCACTAAGTTATTTTCAGAAACTAGCTGAAGAGTAACTACTGATATAGTCTAATATTTTCGGCAACTTTAAGGGTTTCATCCAAGTATTGGGTGGAACCTTTTTTATATTTCATCATATTATCCATGTCATCCTTAACGATGTTGAGATACTTTGGTTTAAGTAAGTATATACTTCTCTTTGCGTCTTCTAGTTTAGATTCGTACTCATAGTTAGTCACTTCTACAACTATATCAGAAGAGGACTTAGTTATCTCTCCACCAAGATACCAATCATAATATGTAACAGAGTAATCAGAGTCTACCTGTAAACCTTCGGGTACTACTATTGCATCCACTGAGTTTTTGCATTCCTTTGTTTCATAATGATGGACTGCATTTAATTTTTCATAAGTTTCATATTTTTCTAGGACATATCTATCAAAATCTCTTTGAGGTAGAGGCCATTCACTCTGAACATTAATAATATTATTAGAAAGAAGAACTACCCAATCTAAATCAGGATCATCATAAAATTTGTTAGCCACATTATCAGGTCTATCATCACCATCAATTTCATATTTGGTGAAGATGGTGAGATCATTGAATATGTCCGATGCTAACTTACCTTTCTTAAAAAGATTTTTAACAGTAAGGTAATCTGATATTTTAGCATCAGGAAGTCTACTGACGTAATCGAAATCTGGAACTTGTCTGAAATAATTTGACATCTTAGTAACCTATTACTGCTGGTACTGTTGATCCACCAGCAGAACTGAATGAATCATTATCATCATAATCGTCATTGAAGACTGGTTCAAGTTCTGTAAATTGCATGGTCATCTCATAGGCAGTGGGAACTCCATCTCCATAGGTTGCATACTGACCTTCAGGTGCATAGTTAATTGTTAAATTTTGGAGAGCACATTCTTTAAATAGATTCAAGTAAGGATGAGTTGTTCCTCTATGAAGATATTGTAAACGAAAAGTAAATGGACTTTTAAGAAACAAATATGAAGCACTCTTAATTGGAGCCATTGCTTGTTTGAACAACCTAATAATTTGCACCACTTCCTTTCCTTCATTTTGACTACGAGGAGCTAGTTTAAATGTAAAGTTGAATGGTCTGAGAGAAGGTTTCTTAAATAATAATTCCATATTAGGATTCATTATATTTCCCGTTGACCTTGTAAGAAGAGATTGCCCTTTACCTCCTGCTGCTGCACCAACAATTGCACTTCCTAATGCTTTTTTTACATCTTCTTTATTCTTTTGTATTCCACTTGCTGTATTTTTAATAGCACCACCTAAATCACCACCTGTAAGAAATTCCATTCCTATATTGGCAATGGCAGCATCAACAGCACTCATGCTATCTTCCCCCCATTCACATGCATTAGTATCATTAACAGTGCCAGGAACAGGTAGAACTACTGATCCTGCTATTCTTCTGTCTTTTACTACATTTCTGGAACCAAAGAAATCAAGACTTCCTTCCTTTGCTTTAAATCCTTTGGGTTTATATTCTAATACTGTAAACTTAATTACATCTTGATCAGTTTTACGGAGAGTAACTGGGTAAACAAAGTCACCAAAGTCTTTTCGTGTTCCATCTTTTGCGTCAGTGGCTTTCTGAGACTCAGCAGCAACAGTTCCATCACCTTGTGCTGTAATTTTTTGATTACTTTTTTCCAACTCCTCTGCTTCTTTTCTTGCCTCTGTAATATTTTTTCCTTCTGATATTTTTTCTTTTACTACTGTGTTCTTAGATTGTTCTCTGATTAATTTCTTTCCTTCATCTGTGTTAAAAAAATCTTTTTCAAATCCCCTAGCACCTTTTGTAAAAGTTTTATCAGGAACGAATTCATTTGAACCAGGATCAAGGAATCCTACTGCTCTATCCTGACCAAACTCTTCGTTCCATACTTCCATTCTTCCTTTATTTGGTTCATCTTGTTTCACTTGCATGAAGTATTTCTCATTCTTACCTTTACCTGATGGTATGGCTAGAAATCTATTTTCTTTTGCATCGCTACCAAAATAACCTTCCTTAGCTGTCATTAGAATATTATTTTTAGTTATTTAGGAGGAATTTTGCATAAGGTATATTGAGTAGGTCATCGAGTTCATTATATTGCACGACATACAGTTGTCCTGCAAGTTCTTCCCACGTATAATTCCTATATTTCTGCCAATGAAAGTTAAGACCACGGAATCCCCACGATTGTAGGTCTGTACACGCAATCAGAGGGTGTTGATCATATGTTATGTCAGGAGTCTTGGCATTATATACAAAGGTATAGAACTTTCCTACCTCAGGTATAGGTTCTACTGTATCATTAAGAGCTTCCATGATTTCTAACATCATTTCTTCTGGATCATTGGTTCTATTGTTAATGTCACTAAGAAATTGTTTGACACGGTTATCTTCTGCTTCTTTTGCAGCATTAAAACCAAAACTATCTACCATGATGGATACCTAATTCTTTTTCCGTGATGATTTTAAATTCAACTCTCTTATCTTTACACCATTCATCTGCGGCTTTCCATTTGGCTTGGTTAGTAGCATAGGTTTTACATTCGTAGATATATGATTGAGTCACTTTCTTCCTTGGTTTAGGTGGTCGTGTTTGCTTTGCAGGTTTAACTTCAATAACATAGGTTTTAATTTTACCATTGTTTTCTTTCACCTTGATAATAAAGTCTGGATAGTAACGACGAGTCTTACCATCAGGAGCACGGTATGGAATGAAAAACTCTTCACTTCCCCACTCTATAATATTTTCATTGAGGTCGCACCAACTACAAAATTTATTTTCCCAACTACTACGGCATATGATATTAGATATATCACCCTTATATTTCTTAGGAAATCTAGGTTTGTAAATACTTTTCTTACTTTCAGCCATATATATTATATAAGGTAAAAATTATTTATAAATGGGAACCAAGACTTCAATAGCAACAATCAAGTCTACTCTACTTAAACCATCACTAACCTCTTTCTTTGAGGTGAAGATTGGAATTCCTTCTGGACTTTCAAGTTGGTTGGGTATTAGAGAAAGAGATTTAAATTTATTATGCTCAGAAGTGGATCTTCCTGGTTCTTCTCTGGCAACAACCGAGATAACTAATGATTTTCATGGTGTTACGGAGAGACGTGCATATAGAAGAATCTTTCAGGAGGAAACCAATTTCACTTTCTATGTAGATTCAAGTGATTACACTCCTATCAAATTCTTTGAGAGATGGATTGAGTATATTAGTAATGGAGTTGGTGATCAGGCTGCTCCTGAGGATTTGAAGACTAATAATTATTTTTATAGAATGAGATATCCTGATGGTGATAGAGGATATACTTCTCAACAAGGATTACAAGTTAGAAAATTTGAAAGAGATTTGAAATATACTGGGTTAACATATAACTTTGTAAAGAGTTATCCCTTAGCAATAACCTCAATGCCTGTCTCTTATGATGGATCTGATATATTAAAATGTAATGTGTCGATGACTTATATTAGGTATGTTGTTAATCAGGGAAATTGGGAGTGGTCACCATCATTATCCAAGAGTATTGGAAATATATTTAATCCTTTCACTCAGTCCCAATTTAATGCAGGTGGATTTACTGGAATGGCTGCTAACTTAGTTAATGCTGTTGTAGATAATGCAACG